CGGCAAGGCCCGTGACGGCGAGCGCCGTTGCGACACCCGGCACATACCGACCAAGCGTTGAGGCCGCATCTGGGTTGACAAGAAACGCGTTCTTGAACTTATCAAACGACGGCGTTTCTCCGCCCGGGGCGAGGGATGTAAGGTAACTCCCCATGCGCCCAAACATGCCCGGGCCCGGCGGTGTGGCGGGGGCTGCGGAGACGTCAGTAGCCCGAGCCAGCGCCTGCTCAAACCTAGCGCCCGGGGCACCGGAGGACGTCACGTAGGGCACCGAAGAGCCAACGGGCTGTGTCTGCGGAGCGGCTGCCGTGTTAAAGGTGGCCGGATTGTATTGACCTTCGATTACGGTGCCGTAACCGGGGTCACGTGCCGTGCCCGGTGCGACACCTCGCATCGCATCTGGATTAGGCGTATCAGACCCGCCTGCAACCATGTCGTAGGCTTGCCCAGCTTGCGTCCGCATGGGAACTCTTTTCCCGGTGACACTGACCTCTTGAAGCTGGTCAGCTCCCGGGGGCTTGTAGGACAGGCCCGCCATGACGCCTGACTGAAGGCCCATGCCAAGGGCTTCCTGCGTGCCCATGCCCGCGAGTTTGCCGACCGTCGCGCTTGTGAGGCCCGCGCCAATGCCCTGCGCAAGCTTACCCCCCTCGGTAACCCCAGGGATCTTGCCCGCATACTTTGCGATGCTCGAAACCGGGTTGACGCCGAACGCCGTGCCGCCCGCGCCGAAATAGCTCGTCGCGGCATTGATCAACAGGCTCTTAGCGTTGATCTTCTCACCGGCCATGGCAGAAACGCCCGCAGCCGCCGCGGTGGAGGCCAGGGCGGTAGAGGCCGCCGCAGCGGTCGTGGACAAGGCCACGCCTGCGGCAGTGCCCGTGGCAGCGCCTACGACGCTCGCCGCGGCCGGTCCGAGGACCGTGGCAAGTGCGACCGTGGCGATTACGCGAAAGATCGGGTTTTTAAGGACTTTCTTGACCGCCTTCTTGACGCCCTTAAAGAGCTTCTTCAGGAAGAATTCAGGCAGGGTGGTCTTGGGGTTGATCGTCCCGGAACCGCCCATGGCCTTGAGAAGCCGCGCTTCCCCCGGGGTGATATGAGCAAGGATCGAGTCGCCATTGCGACCCTGAGAGGCCAGATACTTAGCTACATCGGCCAGGCCACCCTGGGCCATGGCCATCGGCTCAAGGCCTTCGACGGCCGGCGACATCTCCATCGGGGCCTGCGCGCCCTGAGCGCCGGAGGCCTGATACTCGTTAAGAGCCATGATGGCAACGCCGAGGAAGGCCGGGTCGTACTCTTCCGGCAGGTCATCGGCGTCCATCATCCCGGTGTCGATCAGGCGCTGGCGAAGCTGCGGATACTCGTCCGGCTTCTGCGACATGTACTCGAGGACCTCGAGTAGCGCCGAAACCTCAGCCGGGCTGAGGTCCAGTTCGTCAATGCTTTCCCTGACCGCCTGGCGGACAGCCTCTGCTTGCGCAGGGTCGCCCGAAGACATGCCCAATGCCGTCAGAGCGGCGTCGTAACTGTCCGCGCTCGAGACGTAAAGCGGCTGGTCCGTGGGCCTTGGATCTTGCATGGCTTGCCCTGCGGGCAGGCCCATGATGCCTTCATTTTCCATAGGTGTCCTTTCCAGTTTGTGCCAATGACCCTACAGGGGGTCGCGCGCCGGGAAAGGACGCGAAGATGGGGCTGATTATGGGGTAAGTTGTCAAGACTTGTCCACTTGTCACGAGCGGTCGATTTCCAGGTAGGAAAGGTAAAAATCGACATCCGCTACGCTTGCGGTCACTTTCAGCACGTCCCCCGCGACTAGCACACAAGGCACGCCAGAGAAGATGTCCAGCGTCTGGCTGGCCGGTAAGACATATGTCTTCAATAGCTTGTATGGCGTAGCTCCGCCAGCTGGATATATGGCAGCGCTGATGTTAGCCACGCTGGCGTTGTCGTTCGTCACGCGGAGCGACGAGAGAACAGCGTTGTTTGCCGCCGGTGCCGTGTAGATCGTCGTCTCCGTCGCGGCGCTCGGGGTTAGATACAGGCGTAGGTATTTGTTTGCCATGTCATGCCGCCGAGACGAAGTTGATGGTCAGGATAACCGACGGAATCTCCGGTCTTGTCGGGGTGCTTTCGGCAGCGTAGTGCTCGAGAAACACATCCGTACTGCTCGCCCACCAGGCGATTTCTAGGTAGTTCGTGCTAGGGTCGTTCACCGTGAAAATGCCGGTGATTGCCGGGACAATATGCGACCAGATGCTGCCGCTCTTCCTGGCGGGTATGTCAAAGCGAGTGCGACTAGACGGATAGTTTGTTCCGGTATCCTTGGCCCACACCTCAAACTCCTGAGCCGCATTGCTTCGGTTCGAGACCTGTAGCGTAAACGTGACGAGATATTGCCCGGAGCACGGAACGTAGATTTTGCTGTTATCGACGACGCGGATGCCGTTCGATAACGCCACGACGTCATACGTCAAAAGCTCTTCGGTAGTCGTGCTGGTCAGGTCTTGATCGAGATTCGAGATCAGCATCGCCTGCGGCAGACTGATGCCATTACTGATCTGAAAGCCACGAACCCCGCCCGCAAACCCACCGCCCGCACCGGAACCTGCCGCGAACCACGAGCCCGCACCAGCCTTGTCGTCACTGACGGTCGGCGTGTAAGTGTTGTTAAGCTGAAAAACGACCTGCTCAAGCGAGCGCACGAGCTGGTCAAACTGCTCCTGACTGTAGCCCGCAGCCGCTGCGTTAGGCAGACGGACGTTGAAGATCTTACTCATCTCAACCCATCCGGCTGGATATCAACACGCATCGTGCCGAAGCGCCAGTTGGTGTCGAGTTCAGAGCTTTCGATCTGCAACGAGATCTGTCGCCCACGCGCGCGCGTGTCCACCTTGTCTGTACCCGGAGAGATGACATACGGGTCAAGCGAGCTCGGCGTCGCGGAGACCTGCGGATACAAGCGCAACAGCAACCTCACCGTGAGATCGCCCTCTTGGTTCTTGAAGTCCGGGATGAACCGCTTCATGAACAACACCTGATCGCCATCGCCGATATCGAAGTACCCCGACTTCACATACGCAAGGATCGGATCCCCGTTGCCGTTCTTGCCAAACTCTTGGTTATAGACCACGGACCGCCCAGGGGTGAGTCCATAAATCGTGCTGATCGTAGCCTCGGTACCGTCGATATCGTACTGTGTCGCCATCGGGAAGGAATAAGTGCCAAGGTCCACCCAAGCGGAACGCGCCATAGTGCCCACGGACCATACCTGCTCGAGGTAGTTGAAGGTCACAAAGCGATCAATGTAGTCGGTGTCCGCCGTGCAGTACCACCAGGTCACTTCGTTGAACTGCGTGTTGATCCCCACATGCACTTTCTGTGCTTGCGTGAAGTTCAGGTCCTTGAATACATAGTCCTGGACCGTGCAGGGGAGCTTCTTGACGACACCGTCGAACACGAAGAAGGCGTCCTTGCTCATCCAGTACGCCACGCCGTTCACATCCGCCGACGCATGCGGCCCGATAAGGCCACAGTTGGCCCCGAGCTGCTGGAAGCCAAAGGTATACGGCGGTCCAAGGTACTGCATGCCATGCAGTGCCGTGTCCGTCCAGATCAAGATCTGTCCGCGCGAGCGAAGCGCCGAGACGATGTAGTTTCCGTCCGTCAGGCGCTGGCCGCCAGCCGTATTGGTCGCCGTGGCGACGAATGTGTTGATGTCTTCTTGGTTTGAGAAGCGCACAAACATCGGATCCTGCGACGAAGGCGTCCCGATGGTCGATTCCGTACCAAAGCAGACCAGATGCCGGTCAGGCGTCGACACCAACGCGTATTTGCTCTTGGTCGGCGCGCCAGAAATGGCCGTTGCCCGCACGCCAATGCCCGTGCTCGGCAGCCACTCGTAGATGCCGCCGTCCACAAGCTGCATGATGAGGTTTTCGCCGAAGCTATCGAACTGCCAGACGCGGGAAAAGAGCGCAATCGAGGCAGACGGCGGGCGCGGGGTGCCCCAAGTGCTCAAGCCCCATGTCCCAGTGCCCCAGCCAAAGTCCGAGTAGCTTACCGCTGCCCCCGTGTTGATCTGATAGGCCGCCGTGGCCGTGCCTGCCGCCGTGGCGGTCGAGGTCGCGTTGGTCGGCGCCTGGATGGCGTACTCATTGGCGTTCAGAACCTCGATAACCTCAAACTCGTTGTTCAAACTCGCGTTCGGAATGCCACCAGGGTCGCCCGTTGTCGCAGAAAGCGTGACAAAATCCCCCGTAATGGCCCCGTGGCCGCTGTCATTGACCACTACG